CCATGAGCCACTCGACCCACGTCGGGTTCAGCTGACCACCACTCCCCGCAGTCATTTGTTTCCGCTCGTCCGGCGTGATAATTCCCTTGGTTTCCAGGTCTTTCATTTTCTGAAAACTCCCCGTCCCCCCGCACATCCCCTTGGTGCGGGGCGTTGGAAACTGTGAAACCATAGTTATCAATTTCTTCCCTGTTGCCCGGTTGATTTCCTTGCCGCCGCAACTGGCGGTTGGAGTAGGAAACATCCGGACAAATTCGGACAATCCCTGTTGCCTGCTGTTTGGGCCACGTCTCTTGTGATCCGAGGCAAGGGGGCTTGGGAACATCTCTACGAACTCGTATGGATTGGGCGGCTTGTTGCCCTCCCGAAACTTCTTGCTCCGATTCTTCCCGGAAGCGGTTGGAGTTCCGATCCATACACCTCTTTTCAAAGAGGCTTTCCGGGAATTCGACCCTCCGTCGAGACCTTTCGTTGTCGCTGTTGGCCACATCATCCCCGGCATCCAGCCTGTTGTCGCTACATCCATCAGGCTCTTGGGTCCCCGTGAATGGCTCCCCTTGTTGGGGGCGTTGCAAGCCGTTGGCGTGGGGATCATG